CCCCGATCCTTTGCCGATCCGCCCACCATCGCGCCATCAACAGCGCGTCGGCGACGTTGCCGGCGTATGACTTGGGGCCCAGCGCGCCGCGCTGCAGGTTGAACAGCAATTCGACGAGCTTCGCCCGCCCCTCTTTGTGCGTGTCGCCGGGGCGGACCGCGTAGCGCATCGCCCATTCCGAGACGCTGACACCCTCGATCTTCCCTTCCAGCGGTGCCATGCCTGAGAAGCGGCCGTAGAACGCGCCGACGACAACGCCGTAGGTAGGGAGACTGGTGATGTTCCGCTTCGCCTTCGTCGCTCTGCCGTTGAACATCACCGTCTGCGGTGTCTCAATCAGCACCTTCGCGATGCCAGCGGCGGTCGTGTGTTCCATCACGCGCCGCCACACCGTCGAAACGAGCAAGTCGCACGCGACGAACAAGTCGGCTTCGGGCGGGCACACATATCCGTGCGCGACGATCTTCTCGCGCGTCGGCTCGAACAGTGCCCACCCGGTGCACGTCATGCTGGGGTCGATGGAAAGAATCATGTGCTTTGCCTCCTGCAATCTCCCGCGTGGCGTGTCTGCCGCGCGGGTGGGGGTGGGTTACTCGGCCAGTTCCTTGGCGATGGCGATCAGGGCATCCCAATCAAGGCGGCTGACTTGGACGTGTGTGTCGCGAACGTCGGCGGTGACGGCGAGCGTGTTCACCGCCTCGAGCAATCGCTCGCCACCCTTGGCGATCTTGTCCTTGCGGGCGAGTTCGGCCTTGTGCCGCTTCTCCTGCGCCTCGCGCTCCTTGCGGGCCTTTGCCTCTGCCGCTTCACGCTCCGCACGGGCCTGGGCTTCCGCTTGTTCACGCTGGCGCCGGGCTTCAGCTTCCAGATTCTCGCGTTCGGCTCGGGCTGCTGCTTCGGCTGCTTCCCGCTCTTCGCGGGCTTTGCGTGCTGTTTCACGCTGCTCGGCCTCGAAGCGTTCACGCTCTGCGCGGGCCGCTGCTTCACGCTCTGCCGCTTCCCTGCGCAGTCGCTCGTTCTCGGCACGAACGCGGGCCTCTTCCTCGCGGCGGGCCTGCTCTGCTGCTGCGCGTTCTTCGGCTGCCTTTTTCTCGGCGGCGATGCGGTTCTGGTGGGCGTGCTTTGCCGCGTTCAACAGGTCGTCAAACGCGGCTTGCGTCATGTCGCCCAGCGTGTAGTACGCTGGGTCGGTGTACGGGCGCAGGGCGTCGGCGCGCTCGGCTGACAGTTTCGCTTTCCGCGCGGCTTCCATCCGCTCGGCAATCTTCTCCTGCTGCAACAGGCGTTCTTCCTCGGCCTCGATCTTGGTCGCGAGCGCGTTGTAGACGTTCTGGATCGACTTGCCTCGCCGCAGCGATTCTTCCTTCAGGTCCGCACGCAACTTGTCGGCGGCGACGCGCGTCGCCTTCAGCTTTTTGCGCAGCTCGCTTGATTGGCGAATCTCGGTGACTTGCGTCGGGTCGGTGACGATGACGCTCTCGGATTCGTTCATGAGCGTTATCGCCGTCGCGTAGTGCGGGAGAAACGCATTGAACAGGGCATCGTTCTCGGCCTGTGAAAGCCCGCTGTCTGACAGCGCTTTCACAAGCAGGGCGGGCGTGGTGACGACTGGTAGTTGTTCCGTCTGCATCTGAAAACTCCTTGCGGCTGTGCCGCTCTGAAATCTGAACGCCCGGAGTTGAACCGGGGGCCTCCGCCCACGCTCGCGCTTCGTGAAGCGATGGCGGGGGCGGCGCTCTGTCACTGAGCTACGTCCAGAAGCCTCTCTGCCACCCACCGGCGACAGAGGGGCGGTGAATCACGCCAGCGTGACGGTGCCCTTCTCTTCATCCCAAAGGGCGTGCGGGTACTGCTTGAGGTGCGCGACGATCTTGTCTTTGAGCCCTCGCGCGTGCAGCTTGTTGGCTTCCTCAGTCTCGCCCGCGAGTCGCTTGATCTTGAAGTGCAGCAACGTGAGCTCGGCCACCTTGTCGCGGATCGGGTCGATGAGTCGGCGGCGGCTGGCGACGTTCGTCTCGTACTCTTCATTCAGCAACTTCACGGCTTCCTTGGCTTCCTTCACCAAGTCCTCCGAAACGTCGTCCGACTTGATTGCCCTGGCCGCTTCTTCAAGCCGGGTCGCAAACGCTTTGACGTTCTCGCGATGGAGCGTGTTGGCGGTTTCGTAGCTGCGGCGCCAGCCGGCGGTTTGCGTCTGCTCTTCCGCTTCGCGCAGTTCGTTGGTGAGTTGATCCAACTGCTCTTGAAACGGACGCATGAAGTCGACAATCTGCGGATCGGGCTGCTCGGGGCTGGGGACGGTTTCTGCTGACATGATGCTCTCCTTGCAAGGGGTGAAAGAAACGGGTGAATTGGTGGGTGTCACGCTGGGGCTGTGAATCGCGGCGCGTGCTCTCCGTGCCGGCGAGAAATCTTGCTGTTGAACGTGCGCGGGTCGCGCATCTCGATCCGGTTGTGCTCTCGCCTGACGGCTGCGACTTGGAGCTCGATGGGGTCGCACTTGGAAAGCAAGCCCAGGTGTCGCAGCGTCGTGGCGAGGTCAAGAAACTCCGCGTGCGATTCCAGCGGGAGGGCTTCGTACCACCGCTCAATCTCGGCGATGGCTTCGGGTCGGAGTCGCTTGTGAAGGACGGACATCGGGATACCTCTCCTGTTCAATCCACGTTCGTTCTGGTGGGGCGTTGTCGGGTTCAAGCTGGTTTGCTACGGCCTCGATGTCCGCTGCGACTGAGCGAAGCGTCGTGGCAATGACGCGGCGGTCCGGCTCGGCGAACGCGCGACGCGCCTGCTGCGTGACTGTGACAATGCGCATCGCGAGCGTCGCCATTTCCTCGTCGTGCTGCCTGCGAATCGCGTTGAGTTTGTGTTCCCGCATTGGCGTTAGTACCTTCTGGTGAGCGTGGACAATTCGAGTTATTCACACTGGCGGTTGTCATATGCCTTTCTGCCTTTCCCTCTAAGAGATATATCTTCGTAGTCGTAGTAGTAAGCCCTGTCGGTATGTGTAAAACTGCCGGGAAAGTCGCGTAGGTGTTTGTAGTTGTGTGGCTTGTGATGTGCCAAACGCGCCTAACAAGTCTGACAACTAGTGTCGGTTGGTGTCAAGTGTTTTGCGTTGTCCTCACTAAGACTTGGTAGAAAACGAAGCGGCTCACATAAACTTGATGTCGGCAATTGCGCGCGTGCGCCAGTTTGTTCACTTGTGGGAGCGTGTTGAATGCCAGCATTCGGGAACGATCCGAAAACGCCCTGACCGGTAGAAAGTCCAAGAAACTACGGCCTGCTTGCTGGCTGATGCCCGTCTTTGCGGGCTGTTGGTTCACGCAACCGAGAACGGTCGCACTTCTTCAACCTTCACGACACGCTCGGTCGGTCGCTTTGGCTGCTTGCTCCACCACTCAATCACCTGCTGCACGCTTGTCGCCAGCACGTAGTGGGGAAACTCCTGCACCTCCGTGAAGGGCACGGTTGCGCCCGCACCCTCTTGTGCTTGCGGCACAAACGCCGTCGTCACCGAATACAAACGCGCCTGTTCGTCCATCTGAAACTCCTTGCGGCTCTGCCGCGTTCTGGAATCTCCGCGCGACCGTTTCCGGCCGCGCGGTGTGTCTCGGGTTCTCTACGCGAAAGGTTCAAAGTTTCATGGCTTGCTCCTTTCTCTGCGCGCTGGTGCGAGTTGTGAGAAGCATCACGGCGTTGTGGTGTCGCCGGTGCTGTTGTCGTGTGCGCCCTCGTGTGGGGCCGCGTCTTCCTGCGACTCGCTGCCGTCAACGGGCTGGCGGATCGCTTCTGTGAAATCGCGGTGCTTGTTCCACTCGATGAACTGCATGTAGCGGGGTGCGTTGTCTGCCGTGAGTTTGCCGCCCTTGGCGACCACGCCTGTCGCGCGACCGAAATCCGCGATGGCTGCATTCAGGTCCGCGCCGGGCTTCAATCCCGTCCACTCTCGCATCGCCTTCATCACATCCAACGATGTCGCGGGCTTGCCTGTGACGTGTGCGGCGGCCGTGGGCGCTGGTTCGCGGGCATCCGCTTGCCCCATTTCGTCGTCCGTGTATAAGCCTGAAAGCTCCTGCGGAAACGCCTTGCGCAGTGCCTGGGCTTCAGCACACTTCGCGAGCATGTGCGCGCCCATCTTCCGCCACATCGGATTGAGCTCACCCTCTTTGTCGGTCTGTTTGTATTGGTCGAACGTGGCAACACCCATTGCGGGCTCGCGAAAGCCTCGGCGCCACACGCCGACGCGGGCCGCTGCGGGCGGGGTAGTTTCAAGCCACACATCACGCCAAACACCGTCGATGCCGCACCACGACGGGGCTGTCTGCCCTTCGTACGCGCCAGTACGCTCGGCGATCAGGCGGAAGCCGTCGATGCTGGTTTGGTAGGACCACACTTTGACGCTGCGCTTCAGGTCTTTGTCGTACTGCCATCGCGGTACGGCGTGGATCTGCTTCACAAGCGGGTTGAGCCGCGTCGCTTCGCACACTTTGATAAACGCGAGCAATTCGACTTCGCTGCTGCCGCGCATCATCGAGTCTTGAATGATGCGAAGCGCGTCACGATCCATCGTCATGGCCTGGTGTGCGCCGTGGATGGCGAGCGTGCCGTTCTGTGGGTTTGTTATTGCGAGTGCTGTGCTGGTCATCTGCTTGCTCCTGTTGGTGCTGTGTCTGCTTACTTCACCTTCGCGACCGCGACGGTGAGCCTGCGTGTGGGTGTGGCCTTGGTGAACTTGGCGGCGATGTCGGGGGCTTCCTCGCGCAGCCGATCAAGGTCGATGCGGTTCTGCGTGCCGATGGGGTACTTGATCTCAATGCCGGGGCATTCGCCAAACTCGGCCCCCTGCAACTCGGCGAGCAACATCGCTTGCGCCGCTTCTTCAGCCTTCTCGGCATCCAATCGCACGCGGCGGGCATCCATGAACGCTTTTGCAACTTCAGCCCTCACCGCGCGACGCTCGCCCTTGCGGGGAAGAAAACGCTTCACGGTTTCCAAGTCGGGCGGAACATCCGCGGGCGGGATGTCCTTTTCAACGTGGTTTTCCCAGAACGCCAAACACGCATCCTCGATGAGCGCGGCGAGACTGTCGTCGAACGTGATGGGGTAGATGTCCAGTTTGGGGCCGGCAAACGTCGTCCACGAAAGCCGCGCGACGTATGCCGTGGTGGCATCGCTGCACATCATTTGCCCGGTGACCTGGGCGAGCACACGCTCGGGGATTTGGTCGCTGCCGGGCTCGCCCCAGCCGTCGGGGATGCCTGACGACTTCGCTTCAACAACATCCTGGCCGCGCTTGGGCGCGAGGATCTGCGCATCAAGATTGGCGAACATGATGCCGTTCGTGTGCTTGTACGTGCCGGTGGGGCGGACGATTTTCTGGTTCAACTCTTCTTCCGCCCATGAGAGGATCAGCGGTTCAAGGCGATTGCCGCGACGCATCGCGTCGTTCTCGGCTTCGGGCGCGACTTTGCCAGTCTTCTCCGCCCAGACGGCGTATGCGTTCTTGAACGGATCGACCCCGAGAATCGCACCGATCTCGCTGGCGCCGATGCCTTCTGCTCGTGCTGCTCGTTGTGTTGCGGTCAACGCCATGTCTTCAGCATCCTTCCTTCAGCCAGTTTTCAAGCCACCCGCAATCGCTGCACGAGAAGCCGTCGAACGCCTCAGCGCCCGTGTCTTCCTCTGCGGGGAACGTGTCGCGCGTCGCCTGCTCGTTGCACAACGGGCAGCACATTTCACGCGGCGGGCACGGTGCCAACTCGCGGGTGTCGTCGGTGTGTGGGGTGAGTTCCATGAATGGCCCGTGACGCTGGTAAACGACACGGGCTCTCGGAGGAGAGAAACAAGACAAACACCGCGCGGCCGCTCCCGGCGAGCGCGGCGTATAAGGGGGCTATGCGTAGATGTCGATGTGGGGAATGACAGGCAGCGATGCGTGCGGGGGCAGCACGGGCGGGCAGTCATCCGGCTTGTGCGTGTCGTCGGTGTCGTCGCCAAGGGCTGCGAGCGCGATCACCGCGAGCAAGCAACCCAGCATGACAGCGATGCAGAGAAACAACGCGAGGGTGACGATGTGGAGAAGGATCAACGCCCACCTGCCTTTGCAAGTGCGGCCGCGCGGTAGTCTTTCAGGAACGTCATGCAGCCAACGGTTGTTTCGTCCCACCCCATCGAACGCAAGCACGCATCAAAGTTCTGCTTGCAAACGTCCCATTCGGGCGACGGGAAAAAACACGCGCTCCACTTCCACTTCAGTTCCTCCGCCTTCGCGTAGGCGTACAGATTTGGCGCGGCTGCGATCAGGCGGGCGTTGGCTTCGCGCTGCGTCCGCTTCTCGATGTGCGTGTTGTACAACCCGCAGTCGGCGAGAACGTCTTGGCCGTTGTTGATAACGACAAGGTTGTAGTTCCCGTCGTTCTGGGCCTCCCACGGACCCGGCGTAAAGCCGGGCTGCTCGGTCGCCGGCTGCTGCTGTGTCACATCACGGATGTACTTGTTTGGCGGGACGATGAAGCCGCTGGGTGTGATTTCCGCGTCGCGCTGCGCCGCATCGACCGGCACGGGCGTGCCTGTGTCAAGAGCCTGAGCGAGCGCGGAATTGCCGCGGCGATCAATGCCCTTGTGGTCGATTGTGCGGGGGGGTTGCTGTGCTGCGCCCATTGCAAGCTCCTTCTCGGAGCAAGCGGGCGAGACTTTCGAGGAAGTCGGCTAGGGCGATTGGATCTGCCCCAGCTATCAAACCGTAATGCCGAGGGGATGCCCCTAACGGCTCCGGTCTCAACTTCCCAGAAATCTCGCCCGGCTTGCCGCCGAACGAGTCTGGATCATGCTCAGGCCCCGGACCTTCGTGTGAAGGGGGCGCAACACTGGGAGGGGGGGCCGAGCGTGAAACGGACTCGGAAAGATGCTTGGTTTGTGTTGCGCCTGATACAGAATATCGGCCAGTCGCACCGCTTGCAATAGGGTTTGTGAACGATTTCTCACGCTCTGGTTGTAAGTCGTTGGGGCCTGAACATTTGGGTGTCGAAGATTTTCGATCTGGATTCATTACGTCGGGCCAGAGATTGGGAATCTTGCCCACTGCGGCGGCGCATTCTTCCGGCGACGGGTCGTAGTACCGGCCCTCAACCCCGCCTTGATGGCGCATGAGGAAGTCCACCATCTTTTCGCTCACGCCCGCGCCCGTCAGGAACGTCGAATAGAACTTGCGAGCGGCGTGCGGGGTGAACTTTCGGGCCCGGTAGTCCTCGAACGGGATGCCAGCGGCCTCGCGGTCCTGCTGGAACGTGGCCTTGTTGGGGATGACGGGGAATACAGCATCCTCGGGGCCGTGTGGGACTCTCGAGCGATGCTCGAGCAACCTCGAGGCAAGCCACGCGGGGATAGGCTGCTCACGTCGTTTCTTGCCCTTGTTGATTGACGGCTCCCAACACACACGCGGCGGCTGCATGTCTAGCTGTACGTGCTTCCACTTCCACCGGGCCGGCTCGTCCAAGCGGCAGCCCAGCGCGAAGAGACAGGCCCAGTAGAGCGTGCGGTTTCCCTTGCACCGCTTGTCTGACTGCTCACGTACCCACGCCCGCAGCACAATCGCCCGCGCCTCGTCCAGCGTACCCGCCCGTGCGCCCTCGCTGCTGTCGTCCTCGTCGGCCCGTATCGCGTCCGCCAGCGGATCGTGTGGCAACAGGCCGCGCTTGTACAACCGCTCCGTGAGGCTGTGTAGGGCCGTCATGCGGTGGTTGACCGTCGCACCCTTCCAGTTGTTTTCCGCCGCTGCCCGCTGAATCCAGGCGGTGATGTTGTCGTGCGTCAGGTCCGACACTTCCCGCCAGCCCGATTCACGCATGGCGCGATACGCGATCTGCTTGAAAGCCTCAACGCTCTTGGGCTTCTTGCGACGAAGCCGCATGTGGTCTAGCCATTCGTCGATAGCGTCCATGAGCGAACAGGCCGGGGGCTTGCCCAGGCGAAGCGGTGGGGGTGGTGGTTGACGTTGGGCCTCCGTGCCCGTCGCAACAGTGGCGGCGGGTGTCATGCCCTCACTATGACTCACAGAACCGCGTGAATCAACAGAAATCGAAACATTCCCGTCGAATACCACACGAACGGACTGACCCGTAACCAATTGAAGCGTAATAACTTGCACGCAACTCACCCTGCGGCATCCGTGCCTGTGCGTGGCTCGTCCCGGAGCGTGTATTTCTACACGTTAGGCGTGGGCGAAGTTGTGATGAAGTCGCACAAATCCGAGTGTCGCGAGCAATGCACCGGAGCGGGTGGCGAGAGTTGCGCTGGTAATGCGTATGCTAGTAAGCACTTGCAAACTTCCCGAGAGGGGAAGGGGTGTGTGGAGTGATGCCATGTGGAAAGCCCTTGCCGTCTGGATGCTGGCGTGTGCGAGCGCGATCGCGCAGTGCACCGACATTGATTTCAACAACGATGGCGTGTTCCCCAGCGATGAAGACACCACGGCGTTTGTCGATGTGCTTGGTGGTGCCGATTGCCCTACGTGCGACACCATCGACTTCAACGGCGATGGGGTGTTTCCCGATGAGCGCGACTATGCCGACTGGATGGCGACGCTTGCCGGCGGGCCGTGCTCGAACGGCGGCTGGACTCCGAACCGCGCACCCGGCCCCACGGTGACAGTTGGCCCGCGTGACACTTTGCAGGCCGTGTACCAATCGCTGCGATGGTCGGGCGGGACCATCCTGCTGCCGTGGTCTTCGCGGCCTGACGGCGTGTACAACGAATCGTTTCGGTGGGACAGCGTAACGGACGCGATGCCTTACGGCAACGTGACGATTCAGGGCGTAGCAGGCCCGCGCGGCGAGCGGCCGACAATCAGACCGCCCAGCACGTCCAGCGCAGGCATTCGCATCAATGCGGCGAATATCAGCATCTACGGCGTGCGCATCGAGTGCCGTCACTGCGAAGCTGGCATCGACATCGTGGGCGGCGCGTCGCGCACGCTTGTTGAGGACGTGGTGATTGACGGCGGCGGCATCGGCATTCGCATCCAGGGCAACAACACCAACGGCGGCGATGTACGTGTGCGTCGCTCGATCATCATGCGAACCCGCGGCGGCGCTGCTCACTCTCAGGGCATGTACGCTGCTGGCTGGCGGCACATGGTGCAAGTCGAAGGCTGTGTCTTCTACGACATCGGCGAAGAGACGACGTTCAACCAGGGCATTTACTTCGTGCATGGGCCCGGCGTGCGGATCGTTCGCGACAGTTGGTTTTTCGACCCTGGTTTTGCTGGCATCCAAACTCGCGGATCGAGCAGCCCGTACACCATCACGGGCAACGTGTTTGAGCAATGCGGCAACGGCTTTGGTGTTGGGCATCCGATGGGCGCGGCGTTTGCCGTGCGCGGCGTGTTCTCCGACAACCTCATCATGAAGCCGAAGCGTCCGTGTTGGGGCATCGCTCTACAAAACGGCGACGGCGCGACAGTGACGGGGAACGTGCTTCTCGCGAGCGGCGCGGGGTACGCCTTCCAAGTTGAGAATCCGTCGCGATTGCTCACGGTGCAAGGCAACATGGTTTCACGGTGGGATCGCGTTCGCAACTACGCGAGCGGCGTCAATCCGAGCAACGACGGCATCACATGGGCGGGCGACGATGTGGCGGTGAAGGCGATCCCCGCGATTGATTGGCCGATGCTGCTGGGTCGCAACATGGGCGAGTGGGACGAAGCCCGGCATGGAACCCGCGGGCTGATTGAAAGGGCGCGGCAGTGATGCAGGCAGAGTCGCACTACGAATGGCTGCTATGGCAAACCGTCACGCCTGAGCAAGTGCTGTTGCTCTGCGCCAAAGAGATCGGCGAGCACACCGGTATGCGGCTGCTGGGGCTGCACGAAGTTCCCGACGAGCACGGCAAGGTTCGGCCGGTGTACTTGGTGCTCGTCGGTCAGATGGTGCTCGGCAAGCCCTTGGAGCGCACGCTGCTGGTGTGGTTCGAGCGCGAGGGCGACGAATACAACCTCGCGGCCTATGAGCCCTCACCCGGCGTGGTTCGGTTGTGCAAGCCCCTTGCGAATCTCGTCAAGGGTTGGCTCCAAGGTGGTGACCCCGTTCGCGATGGCGAACCGTGCAAGTTCGACGCGAGTCATGGGCGGGGCGGTGCTGTAGGCGGGCGTGAGCGTCATGCGGATGCGGTAAACCTGCTTGCAGACTCCCGCGTGCCGCTTCCCAAGCGTCGTGGCAATATCGCCGTCTGTCATACCACGCGCGAGCAAGGCAAGGATGCGACGCTGGTAGGCGGTGAGATGCGAGAGACGCGCGTCGGGCGTCAGGGCGGGAGCGTTCTTGGTGATCGGATTCGCGAAGTTCGACACCATGTTGGCGGATTACTCCTGCGGTGCGGCTTTGGCTTGCTCGGGCAGATCAACACCAAACGCGATGGGCGTGAGATGCGGGCGTGACTTGAGGCCCTTGTCGGTGACGCGGTAGGCGTTGCCGCTCTTGTCCGTCGTCTCGATCATCTGCTGCTCTGCGAGCTCTGCCCACAAGCCGGTAGCGTTGGACAGGTCGAGCTCGTACTCGAGCAGCGGAATGACACTGCGCCACTGAGCTCCGCCGGCCTTCTCCCGCATCCCGTACGCGCAGATCGTCATGATTGCGTCGTGTGTGACAAGCTTGGCCGTCTCGCTGGTGGCCTTCTTGGTCTTGTTCCGCTCCTGGGCTTCGCGGATGATTGACTTGATCTTGGCGGGGTTCAGAACGGGGGCCGGTTCGGGCATGCGCGTGACTCCTTGCGTTGCGGATGATGTTAGTATACACTATAACGTCCACGATTGGGAGTCGCCATGTTCTCGAACCTGAACTCGATCACCAACAAAGGCCCGTGCCGCACGCAGCTTGCGTCCACGATTCACACGCTGGTTGCAAGCAGCGCGGCGGTGGTCGCCACCAACACGTATGGCAACCTGACTTCACTCCCGGTCGATGCTGCTGGCCTGTTCGGGCTGGACATGCGCGAACCGTCGTTTGAGATTGCCCTGAGCCTTGCGATTGCTGGCGGTGTCGCGGGCACGGACGCGGTGACGCTGCGCATCTGGGACATGATTCCGGTTGCTGGCACGACTGAGCACACCTGCGAACTGCTGGGCGACTACGTGTTTACCGCGGCGGCGAACGCGCCGACTGTGACCGTGGGCAAGGCGATTCCGGCTGCTGGCGTGTGGGCGAGCGCGGCGACGATCACGGGCGCGCTGACTTCCTCGCGAGCGCCGGCGGTGAAGCGTTCGGAGATTGCTGGCGGCGCGAAGGTCGTGGTTGAAATTCCGGTGCGTGGCGTGGGCCTGCTCATTTCGTACCAGACTCCGGCCGGTAAGGCTGCGTATCTGGAATCGCGACCGATCACCACATCGAACTGACGGGGGCCTATGCCCAGCGGCAAAGACGGCATCACGCGGCAAAATGTGCGAGCGACGGCGCGGCTTTTGGCCGAAGACGCCGCGAAGCTCAATGCCAAGTGGTATCAGCGCGTGTACGAAACTGCCGCGAAAGCGATCACCGAAGACGGCAAGAAAAAGACCAAAGCGAGCGCGATGCTCGGGGAGAAAGACGACTCTTTCCGGTGCACAGCGCTCTCTGTGTTTCCGCGACTCGCTCTGGAACCGTTGAAGCTCGCGATGGAAGCTGACAAGATGGACGCACGCGACCGCGAACGCGAAGCGATCAAGGGCAGCGGGATTGTGCAAACTGAGATCGTTCTCACGCCGGGAGAAGTGACCGACGATGAGCAACGCATCTGAGAAACGCCGCATCGTCACGATGTCGAAGCAAACCGCGTTCGTGCAATGCAACGCGAGCGAAGTGCTGTACTCGGGCGCGTATGGCTGCGGGAAGACGGTGGCGCTGGCTATCAAGCTGTGGACCAGGGCCCGCGTCCCCGGTGCTCGTGAACTGCTGGTCCGCAAGTTTCTCGCGGACGTGCGCGATACCACGGTGAAGCAACTGCTCGAAGGCGACGGCGGGTTTCCCCCTGTCCTGACACCGGGCAGCTACACCCACAACAAGAATGAGCACACCATCACCCTGCACGGCGGCGGGCAGATTCGGTATATGGGCATCAACAACGACGCTGGCGCCGCACTTCGCATCGCGTCGATCAATGCGTCCGGGCTGGCGGTCGAGCAGGCGGAAGAGCTCAACCAAGGGCAATACGAGGCGTTGCTCGGTCGTATCCGCTCCACCGTGCCCGGTCTTCGCCCGCAAATCTACATGGTCTGTAACCCTGACGCGCCGACACACTGGCTCGCGGAGCGATTCAGCATCTTTGATAAGTCGAAGCGGCATCCCGATCGCAAGGTGGTGTTCACACGCACCACCGACAACGTGTACCTTCCTCGCGAGTACATGCAACAGGTCGCGACGTTTACGGCGTGGCGGCGGATGCGGTATGTCGATGGGCTGTGGGTGGGTGCGTCGGGTGTCATCTACGACAACTTCCGGCATCGCGACCATGTGCGCGGAGCGCAAGGGCCGTGGGACAAGATCGTTCTCGCGGTCGACGACGGCACCACCAACCCGTGTGCGATGCTGCTGATGGCGAGCGATGGGCGGCGTGTGCATGTGCTGGCAGAGAACTACGAACGCGAGCTCACAAGCGGGCAGAAGGTCGAAGCGGCCAAGCGGCTGACGGGCCAGGTGCGGCAACCTGTCGCGGCCGTCGTCGTCGATCCTGCCGCGGCGGGCATCAAGGCGGACATGCGCGCCGTGCCGCTGCCTGTGGAAGACGGCGATAACGAAGTGCTCGCGGGTATCGAAGTGGTGCGCCAGATGTTCGGTGATGGGCTGCTGACCATCGACCCCGGCTGCGTCAATCTCATCAAGGAACTGTCTTCGTATCGCTGGGCGGAGAACAAGCCCAAAGACACGCCGATCAAAGAGAACGATCACGCCTGCGATGCGCTGCGCTATGGCATCATGCGGCTGCGGCGCCCGGCTGACGCGGCGGTGTCTGAGCACACGCTGAGCGTCCAGCCGGCGGGCCAAGAGTGCGAGTATCGCGGGCTTGCGGGTGCTGGCAGCACGCCTGAGATCGAAGACGCGAATCTGTCTGCGCGACGTGTGGATGCGATTACGTGGCCGGTCGGTCGGGAGTGGCGTATCTGGGGCTCGCCCAGCCGGTATGAAACCTACGTCATCGGGGCGGCGATTGCGACCACAAGCGGAGAAAGCTGCCTTGTCGTGCTTTCGCCTGGCACGGGCCGCAAGGTCGCGGAGATGCGGGCGCATGTCACGCCGGCGGAAGCGGCGCGGCAAATCGCGGCGGCGGGCGTGTGGTGGGGACAGGGACAGGAGTTCTTGCCCGTGGCGGCGTTGCGATGGGACGGCGCGGGCGCGTTCTGCATCGGGCATCTGAACGTACTGCAATACCCGATGTGGCGTGCGCCGGATATGAAACGCGGGTCGGGCTGGAAGTTCTCGGCGGATGCGCAGACGCGGTACATCATCGGTCTTCGCGAGGCGATGGATCGGCAGCAATATCGCGAGCCCAGCGAGCGGACGATGGACGAACTGAGTCAGTACGTGCAAACATCGAGTGGGCTGCTTGCGCCCAAGAGCGCGGGCGGCGCGGGCGATGTGGCGTTGCACGCGGACGGCGTTGTCGCTACGATGCTCGCATGGCAAGTGTGCTTGACTCAACCGGCGAAGGAAGCCCCCGAGACGGAGTTTTGGGATGGTTGGAAGGGGTGATGTTTTCCAGTGCAACGCCTGAGCCGCTTTATCGCATCAAGCCGATGAAGTGGGAAGAGAAACAGGGAACGTGGTGGCAGCACGCTCGGCAGATTTCGTATGAAGCGGGCACCGTCGATGGCCGATGCGTGCTGCATCCACCAACGCCGGGCAAGCGTGACAAGTGGACGCTGGAATACCTGCCAAACTCTGGGCCCGGCTCGTTTGTGCGCGATTTCGACACTCGCGAACAGGCTGAGGCGTATGCCTACGAAGAATGCGTGATGGATTACCTGCGCGGGTGGGTGGAGCAAGTGACATGAAACTGAGCGACAACGAACTGATGTTGCACGATCTGGTCGGCAAGACGCTGGCACTGCCCGACGGCGCGAAGCTGTTGCAAGCCGCTGTGGATGAAGCGAATCGCCGGTCGGCAATTGAGCGGCCTGAGATTGAGGAGTCGATGAGGCGACGGATGTACGCGGCTGCGGATCGCATGATTGCGGATTTGGAGCGGGTGATAGAAAACAAATTGATCCAAGCGTCTGTTGAGTCAACTGGTAGACCGGACCCAATGTGGAGAACGTGAGTCCAAAGGGCTGTGACACGGCCAGCCCCACGCCGCAGCAAGTTCAGTTGCGGGTTCAAGTCCCGTCAGACGCAAGGCCCCGCTTCGGCGGGGTTTTTCATACCCGCGATGGTTAGCACCCGCTATACTTCCGCCGTCCACGATTCGCGCGGGGATGCCCGTGCGATACTCAGCATCGAACATGGCCGACGCTCTCCGGCAAGCTCATCGCGCGATGGAGCGGCCCCTTGCTGTTGCGCGTGAAGCGAAGCTGCGGATGGTCGGCGAGAACTACGGCACCGACGACATCAGCAATCGCGTCATTCCGCGGTACGCGAACGGGTTTCTCGAAGTCATCAAAATGCACGTCGCGCGGCTGACCTCCGACAAGGTGAAGCCGCTGGTGACTTCCCGCGTGCCGGGCGTGTTCGATGGGGAAGCGCACCTGCTTTCGCTCGCGCTTGAGCACGTCGCCAACGAACTGCAACTCGCACAAGCCCACGCCCAGGGCGTTCGCAACGGCATGTTCTACCCGTTCTCCATGTGGCGATGCGGGATGCTGGCGGGGAAGGACAAAACCAAGAGCTCGCGCAACCCGTTCACCAAGGGCGAATTCTTCTGCCAGCCCTACAGCGGTCGCGATGCCCGCATTGATCCATCCTGCAAGCATTTGAGCGAGCGCACATGGGACGCGGCGTGGCGGTGGGTGGATCGCGAAGAGGCGTATGAGTCCGGCCTGTACTACCCCGAAGTGCTGGACCGGGCAATCAAGCTGAAAGACGGTGGGCGGCGTGGCTCTCGCGGTGATGAAGAATCAATCGCTGCCGGCGATGCATCGCACCGTGATGCGCTGGTCGAGAAGATTCTGATCTGCGACATCGCAAGCCGTGACACGCAAGGGCGCTGGCACGAAACCACGATGGTGGGCACGCCTGACAACCCCGAAGCTGAGTTTGCGTGCGAGCCCGTGCCGTTTCAAGGCCCCGAATCCGGCCCGACCGTGCTCATGGCGTTTGACGAAGTACCCGATGAGCCCTTGCCGCTGTCGGTTGCGGCCCAACTTATGGGCATCGACTACGCGCGGGCGAAGACCACGGCCCACTTCATCGAGTCGGCCCACCGGCTGCGGCGTAATCACGTCGTCGACCCGGCATCGGTCGAGACCTTCGCGCGGCTGAAGCGAGCCAATCCGTTTGAGGCGATCATCGGCAACGCGCAGGGCATCGCGACGTTTGACACCAGTGGGGTCATGCCTGAGCTCGTGGCGGCGATGGAACAGATCAATGCGATCTGGAACAACGCATCGGGCATGTCGTCGCTGCAATCCGGGCGGCAAGGCATCGCGGACACGGCGACAGAGGCGAGCATCTTGCAAGCCTCGTCGCAGCAACAGATTGAGTCGATGCAGAAGCAAAGCGCCGGCGCGATGCGTGACATCCTCTCGCACGCGGCATGGCACATGCTGAATGATCCCTTTGTGCAACTGCCGCTGCTGAAGCGCACGGAGCAAGGGCTGGATCTGCATGTGGTCTATGACGGGCAGATGGTCGAAGGTGACTGGGCCGACTTCCGGTTTGACATCGAGCCTTTCGCGCCCCTGCCCATGGACAAAAACAGCCAGCTTGCGCGACTGACACAAGTCTTTCAAGTGCTGCCGGGTTTGGTGCAGATGGCGACGCAAGCCGGTCGCGACCCGATGGCGGTCATCGACACGATCGCGAGCATCTACGCCGTCGACGATCTGCGGCGCCTGCTGGGCGGGCAAGGCGCGTCGATGGTCGGCCAACTGGTCGGCAACATGGCGAAGCCCACGGGGATGCAAATGCTGCCGGCTGCGGCGCGCGGGACGCGCCCGATGGACCAGCGGATGCAGGACATGGCGGCGACACGGAGTTAGCACAGGGCGGAGCGGTGTGTAGCCGCACGCCCTGTTTTCAGACATGGGAGGTTCTTGGTGCCCACGTACATCTACGAAGTGCTGCATGATGGCAAGCCCACTGGCGAGACGTTTGAAGTCTTCCAGAAGATGGCGGATGCCCCACTGACGCGCGACGACAAGGGCCGCGAGTGCCGCAAGATGATCACGGCCCCCCGCATGTCGCATATGCGGGACTTGGCGGGCATGGCGACAACCAGTGCGTACTACTGGTGTCACCCCTCAGAAGTTAGTGAGTACCAACAAGGCATCGCCAAGCACGGCGGTGATCCCAACGTGGTGACCAAAGAGGGCGATTTCACGTTTCAGACGGCAGCGCAGAAGAAGCGGACCAGCAAGGCGATTGACAGGTTCCAGCGCGAGTATCGCGACAAGCACGCGAAATCGGCATGAAACTTGGACGGCGCGGGATGCCTGCTATGCGACTGATTCAGTATGGCAGAAACCGCGACCGCTTCCAACGCCGTGACGCCCCCGCCCGCGCAAGAAACGTGGGACAGCCTGACCGATGGCGACATTGAGTCGTTTGTCGAAGGCGATGCGGCACCGACCGACGTTGAAGCTGAAGCGACTGCCGACACGACCAACGCCGGAACGCCCGGCAACGCCCAGCCGCAAGCCGCTGACGCGGACGCTGCGGGCGACAACGCCAATCCGCAAGCCAAGCCCGATGCCGCGCCCCAGCCGCCCGAGATGACGGACGAATGGCGTGCGAAGGTGTCTGCGCTGTGGGCGGTCATCAATCCGGCTGCACCGGCTACCGCTGGCGATGTGGCTGCTGGCACTGCCGGCGCCAAGGTTGATCCCGGTGGGCAACCTGGGGCGACTGGTCAAACTGCCAACGCCCAGCCCGCTGTCACGCTCGATGCGATCAAGCCCATCGACGCGGACAAGTTTGTCGAAAGTCTTGGACTCCGCAAGGATGAGCCCGAGTACGAACAGGTCAAGGCCCTGGCGGACCAACAGAACCAGCTTGCAACGTTCGTGCGCGAAGTGCTGCCAAGCATCGCGAACGAAGTGCGGGCGATGCGTGAGTTTTATCAACAGACGCAGCAATATGCGTCGTCGCAGCAAGAGACGTTTATTCAGACGGAGATCGACAAGATCGCGTCACAGAATGACTTCTGGGCCCACAAGATCGGCAAGTCGTGGAATGACGCGACACCTGAGCAGCGGGCCAATCGCGAGCGATACGCCGAACCCGCTGCCCGCATCATGCAGGCCAACAAGTGGAACGTGAGCAAGGTGGGCGAAGCCTACATGACCGCGCTGCTTGCCGATCCGGCCAACACCCGCGCGGCCTCGAAAGCCGCGAACAAGCCGCGGCCCGTGCCGCGCTCGCAGCCGGGTGGTGCGGTGACTGGCAAGGCCAAGGGTGGCAGCGTGTGGGATGGTCTTGATTCTGAGTTCAACGTCTGACGCGAGCGGGCGCGAAAGCGTCCGCCCCGTGTTTCTGTGCTTGATCGGGGCAGCAGCCCCAAGGTTTGACCGATGGCTGACATCCCTGTCTTCAAAACGTTTGTGCCGAACACGTTCCTCGCGGACGTGCTGCAGCGCACCTATCCCCTGATCCCCGATGCCTTCACCGAAAGCGTGGAACGCAGCGCGGCGGGCTTTGTCTTCGCCGACCAGTTCTTCCTGAAGAACAACAAGCCGATGGACCCCGGCGGCGTGAACGAAGCTGTGCGCGTCAAGAAGGGCCAGGGCCTGAGCTCACACAAGCCGTTCGGCAAGACTCCGACCCCCAATGTCGAGAATCTGCTGACGACTTACACGCAGTCGCATCGCTTCCTGAAGGAAGCCGTTGCGTTTGACGATCTCGAAGCGGTCTTTGATCGCTCGCAGTCAACGCCCGGCCGCGCGTACTCGGCGGTCAAGGCTCGCTATTCGGCTGCCGCTGAGAAGACGATGGAGGACTTTGAAAGCCTCATCCTCGGCCTGCCCAACGACGCCAACGACAACGAAACCGTGATCGGCATCCCGTATCACATTCGCCTGGGCCTCAACTCCTCGGGCACGAGCGTTGCAACCGCGGTGCCCCAACAGATTGGCCGCTTCATCTACCAGTGGGCCAACG